CACAGTGTATCCGATCCTGGTCACGGACATAGTATGTCAATATCCGATCCTGGTCACCAACATAATACATCAGTTACAGGTGCTAAACTCTTTCCAGGTTATGGTGGTGCTCACGTTCCTTATGGTGGTTCTGGTGGATATCCAGGTACCCATTTCAATATGAGTAATGCAAATACTGGTATAAGTATGAGTGCATCGAATGCGAATACAGGAGTTAGTGCAGGGAATGCTAACACAAGTTTAAGTGTTTCTACAGGAAATGCTAACCCCTCCACTAATAATACTGGTGGTGGTAGTGCCCACGAGAATAGACCTCCATATTACGCACTTTGCTATATCATGAAGTCATGATATAATAAGAAAACATTAAATTTATAAATCATTATTTAACAAGACATATGAACTTTGCAGTTTATTCAAAAGACGGTTGCCCATATTGTGATAAAATCAAACAGGTGATGGACTTGACAAAACTGAGTTATGTGGTGTATAATTTAAATGAAGACTTTGACCGTGATTCTTTTTATGGTGAATTTGGTCAAGGATCAACCTTTCCACAAGTGGTGGTTGATGGTAAAAAATTAGGAGGTTGTGTTGACACAATCAAGTTCTTGCGAGAAAATCAAATCGCATAACAAAGACATAAATAAATCAACCGACCACATTGATCGTGGTTTTGAGTTGATTCTCTCAGGAGGTAAAAGAAAGAGACCTAAATCATTTCGTCTGTTGTTAGATAAGATGATTTCTTTTTTTAACAAGGACATAAACATTCATTTAGACTTTTATGTGGATGTAAAACCAAAAAAATAATCTCAGGAGAATTATGTTAGCAGTAAGCATTGTGTTCGCAGCATTTCTGTTTATATTGTTTCTAATTGTAGGAGTAATAGGAGGATGGGTTGCAAGAGATTACATGATGAATTATCAAGAGGTTGAAAAAATTCACCCAGAGATGTATGATAGAAATGGCAATATAGTTCCTGATGAAATTGTAGCATTCAGATTTGAAAATCATGACAACAACGACGAAGAAGACGACTAAGACAGTTAAAGCAAAGGCAACACCAATACCTAATCTTCCAAAGATTCCATTTGCGTTTGAGGTACTTGATGCTGCATCAAAACAAAGAACAAAGGCAAAAAAGATTGAAGTTCTTCAAAGATATTCACATGATTCAATCATGGCATTATTGATTTGGAACTTTGATGAAACTGCAATATCGGTTCTACCACCAGGTGAAGTTCCTTATGGTAATAATAAGGAAGATAATATGGTTACTGGAACATTATCAGACAAAATTAATGATGCAGTTGGTAAGATGTCTGAGATGGGTTCAAACTCATTAGGTTCTCAAGACCAAGGACAAGCTTCTATTCGTAAAGAATATACTAAATTTTATAACTTCTTGAAAGGTGGTAATGATAAACTAAGTAATCTTCGTAGAGAAACAATGTTTATTAATATTCTTGAGGGTTTACATCCACTTGAGGCAGAGATACTTATCTTAGTCAAGGATAAAAAACTAACCGACAAATATAAAATTACAAAGGAGATAGCAGGTGCTGCTTATCCACAAATAACTTGGGGAGGTCGTTCATGACTAAACCATTAGGACAATTATCACAAACTGAAAAATCAGATAAACCAGAAAAGAAAGAAACTTATTGGACTTCAACTGAAAAAGAATCTCTAAAAGAGACTTATGGCACAGAAATATTAGTTGAAAATGGTTCTGCTTCAGATGTAATGACAAAAGAAGCTCCTACAGATGCATCAATCGTAACTTATACAGTTGATGGTATAGAGCATCAGGATTTAACCAGAGGTTCGAGAGTAAAATTATTTGATATGTATTATGATAAGTTTACCAATGTAAAACGTATTGATTACGGACAGGGAACAATTAAACCATCTCTATGGGGATATAGTAGTGAGGCAGCACCCAAAAAGAAAAAGCGAAAGTAGTTTCAAAAATAGGGGAAAAAAAATCCCGCCAAAATTTTGACCTGTAGGGTTTTCTGTAACTTTTACTACATACTACTTGACTAAATAGTGTGGGTATGCTAACATACCTTTACGTTCATCCAAATGATAGAACTCACACTACTGGCATCACTTCTAGTTGAACATAATGCTTCCCATTGGGAAATGTCTTGTTCAGAATGGAATCAAAACAGAATTGAGATACTTAGCGATAAGAATCTTAACTCTGATGCACACGAGTATCTTATTGATTACCTTCGTACAAAAGTAGAAGGTAAGTGTGAAGCATTTATCATAGGACGCAAGTAAGCCGACTCGGAACGGGTACGTTCATCCTTATGATTTCAACTTTAATTGCTGCATCAAGTGCTGTTACTACCATAGTTACAGTATCATGTACAGATATTAATACTCTTGTTGATCGTGCTAAAGTTTATCCTAACCTTAGTGTAGAAGATAGACAGGAAATTATTGATTTGTATTATAATTTTGGTGAAAAGTATGGTTTGAATTGTAGGGACGCAAAAGCCGACTGAAGGAACGGGATTTAAAAACCCTACTACTTTAGGAGCAAACCAAATGGCAAAAGTCACATACAGAGGTGTTGTATACGACACCAACAGGAATAAAGAACAGCAAGCAAACAAGGTCGATCTAACTTACCGTGGTGTAAGTCAAAAGAAAGAACTTACAAGTGTTAAATGATTGCAACTATTGAGATTTTAGCAGCATCTGCTATTTTTCTCACAATCATAAATGCTGAAATTCATTTCCTGTATGGAAAATAAAACGAAGGGGTTGATCCCCTTCTTTTTTATGCTATAATATATAAAACTAAACTCTATTATGGAGAAGGCAAAACTAAAAGCAATCATTCACGATTTAGAAAACGTTCTTGAGTCTCTTAAATCAGAAGTTTATGCTGATGCTACGAGTTACTTAGATCCTTCTAAATATGAAGAGATCAAAAAAGGTATACAGGACTATGATGAAGTATTCGAAGATGATGACGGCTGAATTATGACTATTAATTTAGTAAGTGTCACACCAGATGCAGAGAAAACGATGGCACATATTGCCAGAGTTTCGAATCCAGACAATCAAGATAATCCAAATTACTCTGGATTGTTAAAGTATTGTATTAAGCATAACCATTGGTCTGTGTTTGAACAATCTACTATGACACTTGAGATTGAAACAACTCGTGCAATCGCAGCACAAATTCTAAGACATCGTAGTTTTACGTTTCAAGAATTTTCTCAAAGATATGCAAAGAGTAATGAATTAGGTGAGATTGAATTACCAGAACTGCGTAGACAGGATAAAAAGAATCGTCAGAATAGTATAGATGATCTTGATGCGAAGGTTGTTGATAAATTAAATCGTCAGATGATCACTTTGTTCAGTTCTTCACAAGCATTATATAATCAGATGATTGAAGAAGGAGTGGCAAAAGAATGTGCTAGAATGGTATTACCACTTTGTACTCCTACAAAGATCTATATGACAGGTTCTTGTCGTTCTTGGATTCATTATATTAATCTAAGATCAGCACACGGAACACAAAAAGAACATATGGTTATCGCAGAAGGATGCCGAAAGGTGTTTACCGAACAGTTCCCCTCTGTGTCCGAAGCCCTTGAATGGGACTAAATAACTTTACAAAACTTAAAAAACTTATGCCCACATATCCAGTAATACATAAAGAGACAAGAGAGAAAAAAGAACTCTCTATGACTATGAAAGAGTACGATCAATGGAGAAAAGATAATCCAGAATGGGATAAAGATTGGCAAGCAGGTGTTGCAGCAACTCAAGAAATGTTCAGATGGACGGGAGCAGCAGCATCTTCTGGTTGGAATGAAGTGCTAGACAGAGCATCAAAGCAACCAGGTTCAACTGTTCGTAAAAATAGAGACTATTCATTCTAATGCCAGCTAAAAAAAGAAACGGAAACGGAAACTCTTCGGGGATTGGTAGCATGAGTGCCAAACAACTAAAAAGAAAGAAACCAATTAATACTGATGCAATGGTTGACATTAAACCATTGACTAAGAATCAAGAAAGATTCTTTGAAGCATATGAAAAAGGTAAAAACATTTTTGCCTATGGTGCAGCAGGTACTGGTAAAACATTTGTAGCATTATATCTTGCTCTTCGAGATGTATTAAATGAGATTACTCCATATGAAAAGGTATATGTAGTTCGTTCTCTTGTATCTACAAGAGAGATTGGATTCTTGCCAGGTGATCACGAAGATAAGTCATTCTTATATCAGATTCCATATAAGAATATGGTTAAGTATATGTTTGAGATGCCTTCTGATCAGGACTTTGAGATGCTTTATGGTGCACTCAAAACTCAAGAGACAGTTGGGTTTTGGTCTACCTCATTCATTCGTGGAACCACGATGGATAATTGCATTATATTAGTAGATGAAATGCAAAACTTGAATTTTCATGAATTAGATAGTATAATAACAAGAGTTGGTGAAAACACAAAAATCATTTTCTGTGGTGATGCTGCACAAACTGATCTTGTCAAGACCAACGAAAGGAACGGAATTCTAGATTTCAAAAAAATTATCCTATCTATGGCTGATGATTTTGAATCGATTGAATTTGATATTAATGATATCGTTCGTTCTGGACTTGTCCGAAATTATCTTCTTACTAAAATTGCTCTGGGTATGTAATGTTTAAACATTTAGATTATTTAAAAGGTGAAACTGACTTAGAAGCAACGAGTATAGATGGAACTCGTTTTTACAAAGTTCCATCTGGGAAGTTATATCCATCTATCACATCAGTTACAAGTTTCTACAATCGTGAAATATTTTATGAATGGAGAAAAAGAGTTGGTGATGAAAAGGCAAATAAGATAACTAGAGAATCTACATTTAGAGGAACTAAGTATCATGATTTGGTTGAACACTATTTGAAAAATGAAGACATTAACAAGATAGATAATGTTCTTCCTTCTACTAAGTTTTTATTTTTACAATCTAAGGAGCTTCTTGATCGTATAGATAACATACATGCTTTAGAGAAATCTTTATACAGCGATTACTTTGGTCTTGCAGGCCGAGTTGATTGCATAGCAGAGTATGATGGAGAACTTGCAGTAATAGACTTTAAGACTTCAACCAAAATTAAACCCGAAGAATGGATCGAGAACTATTTTGTTCAAGAGACAGCATACGCATGTATGTACTATGAAATGACTGGTATTCCAGTTAAAAAATTGATCACTATTATGGTAGCTGAAAATGGAGAATGTAAAGTCTACGAAAAGCGAGACAAAGGTGAGTATATTAAACTTCTTACCAGGTACATTAAAAAATTTGTCGAACACAAAACAAGAGAATATGGCAACTAAAGTTGATGACATCATGAAGGAGAAGTTCCTTTGTCAATCAAGATTTGCAGAAGAGGTAGAAAAAATAGTTAAAGATAATAACTTTAACTACATTGATGCTATTATTACTTTCTGTGAGGAAAATAAGATTGAATTAGATGCTGTATCAAAATTAATTTCAAAACCTTTGAAAGAGAAATTAAAATATGATGCACAACAATTAAACTTCATGAAGAAAACATCCAGAGCAAAATTACCTTTATAATTATTTGACCCCGATTGAAGTATACAAAACTTATCTGGCATTTAAAAACCACTTTACAAAAGAGAAGTATGATTACTTCAAGTATCGTGGTCGTTCCAGAGCATCCACTGCGGCCTTTCATAAAAGAAAGGACAGATACTTCTTTGAAAGAATGTCAAGAAAGAAAACAGAACAAGAGATACAAAACTTCTTTCTTGCAAACTTCACTCAGACATTTGATCCCCAAGGTGTGTGGATAGGATTGATTATTGATAGTGGAGAAAAAACATATACTAAATGGTCAGAGCAAATGGATAATTTGTTTGAGGTATTTAAGAGTAATGCAGATCGCATAGTACAAGAATATGATATCGAAGAGTTTTTTTCTTGTAAGAAAGGCCACTCACCAATACTCAAAGAACACCTTTCAAGTAATATCTCTATAGAGGAAATGATTATCTATGAGAATATCTTCTCATATGTTAAAGAACACGATAGTAAATTGATTGACCCAGTGTGGGAATCCGTCAGTTTAAAAATAAAGAAGTATATTCCATTTCTAAATATTAGTATGCTACAATATAAAAAACATTTAATTGAACAAATACAGAGGAAAAATTGATGACAGAATTTTTTAGATCAGCACAGGTAAGGGCAGCACTTGCAGAACTTGCAGAGATACAAGATGATCTAGCACATACTATGTCAAGTCCTAGAATACTTAGTGACGATGAGAAAAAAGATTATGTGAGAAAGTTGAAGTTATTCTTAGAAAAACAAAAATTATTTTTCTTTCGTGTATCATTATCAGATGACCCAGAAGCTGTGCAAGTCAAAGAGCATATTTTAGATACAGCACAGATGTTTGGGTTTAAGGAAATGACAGGTATGGATAAATTCTTTCAGCAATTAGATGAAACAATAAAAAAAGTTGAGAAAGATTTAGATGAAGGAGTTAACCTTTAAATAAATAGATAAAAAAGGAAAATATTTTGGGAAATTTTGCAAGAGCACTTCATCATCTTGATATGAAAGACGTTAAAAAGAAACGTCTTGAGAAAATTGCTGCACAAAAATTAAAAGAAAAAAAAGATAGAGAACAAAAGAAAATAATTCAAGAGATATCAAAAAAATATAAGTCAGATTGGAAGAGAGAAATATACGAGGGCATGACTACTGCTAATGCAGCAACAATAACCGTCGCCCCAGCTGAAGGTGATGGAACTGTTACTGCAGTTGATGTAATAGATGCATCGAGTTACTCAGGAACTGTGACTGGTATGCTTGGAGCAGATGCTAAATCTGGAAATACAGGTAGTGTTATAAGGGATAGTGGATCAGGTTCTGGACAGGATG